AATATTTAGTGAGGTAAATATGGAACTTACATACGATAAAGTATATAAAACCTTATCTGTAATTGATCTTACAGGTAAAACAGAAGTCAAGAATGGCTTTACTTATCTATCAGGCAATCATGGTGTAGCTATCATGAACGAACATTATCCACAATGGCATGTTACATGGGGAACACCTAAAACTTTTGAAGATGGCTCAGTAGAAATCTATTGCAAGGTTACTATTGATAATCTATACAAGGAGATGTTTTACCCTGTTACTAATTTTGCAAACAAGCCAATTCCTAATCCAAACTGTTTCGACATGAATAGTGCCAAAGTGAGAGCATTAATGAAGTGTTTTGCTCTTGGTTTTGGTTTAGGTATTCAGATATTTAAAAATGGAGAAACTAGACCAGAGGGTGTTGAGCCAGAAATCAAAGATAAAGCTGTCAAAAAGATAGCTGATTCAAAAGATAAGGCAAAAGCATTAGATAAAGCAATTAAAAGTGGAGAGATAAATGACAGCACAAATGAAGTCGAACTCGGACAGTTACTTGAAAAGGTTTAATCTTCGTAGCTCATCAGCTTTAAACTACTGTTTTGGGCAATATACTAAGCGAAAAGACATGTTACAAGCTGATTTAAGTGAAGAAATAATCCCTATCGGCAGCTTTATGCAGAAATATGTAGATTTTGGTAACAAGCACGAGAAGTCTGGTATAGCCAAATGGATAATTCTGAATAAGAAAATGCCAATAGAGATACTAGATAAGCAACAAAACTATATCATTCAAGACTTTCTTAATCTAGGTGGAGATACAGTAGTTGATCTTAGTTGCACACCAGACGGAAGATATACAGATAAAGATAATGATTTATTGCTCGAAATTAAGTGTGGAAGTATGGGAGAAAAGCCACATGAATTTAAAAAAGTTAAGATTTATCTAGCTCAGATATCCTTACAACAGTACATTCTTAACTCATTAGGGGTAAAAATCGACAAAACACATCTAGTTAGTTGGTCATTCAATGGCACTAAGATATGGGAAATCGAGAGAAACTATGACTTTGAACACTATTTACTAGGTTTATTGGAAGAATATGCCCTAGCATTGTTAGGAAAGGGGCAGTTAAGAGATAAGCCAGATACATACAAAGGCAAACATTTAATTAATCAAATCTATGGAGATAAAGATGAGTGATTTTAAACACAAGAATATGACAGGATCATTGTTTGAGAACAATTATAAAGAACGAGATAATCAACCTGATATGACAGGTAAGCTTGTTATTGATGACAAGACCTATCAAGTCGCTGGGTGGAAGAATCAAACTAAAAATGGTGGAGAATATATCAAAATATCTGTATCAGATGATGAGCCACAAAGAAGACCAGACAGTCAATCTTATAAGTCAGTCGGTAAAAGCATACCAAGTAAACACATGAGAGAATACGAAAAAGCTAAGAAACAAGTTGATGAAACATTCAGCGATATACCAAAAGATGAAGATATACCTTTTTAAATGGAGAACAAAATGGAAAAAAAAGAATCATGGCATCAGAGAAATCCTCTAGCTATAGCTAAAATTCAAAAACGATATTATGAAAAGAATAAAGAAAAGGCACGTTTGCGATCAAAATTACAAAATTTGAGGGGAAAAACGGCATATTCTATGCTCTCTGCCAAAGATAAAATAAAATGTGATAAGCAAGTAGAAAGATTATTGCAAAACAATGCTTGATAATGTCTATATATTCATATAATATCTATAACAGGTAGGCAGATTTTTTTGTCATGGCTGATTTTTAATCTGTCTACCACTAACTAAAGAGAGGATAAGTAAATGAGTGTTCAACAACAATATTTAGATATAGATGTAAAAGATGTAAAGTATTTAGTCGAATCTTATGAGGAATGGTATGGAACTTTCGATAAAGAGGGATATAAATATGTTATCGAACAATTAAATTTTGATGATAAATATCGCTATGATTTAGAATCATCACTTCACAACTATGTGAAAGGTGGAGAATTTTATTTAATCAAAAAGAGTGAGGATAAGTAAATGAGTTTATGTATATATTGTAGGGTACACAATGAGCAAAGTCTTATTGATGTAGGCGAAAAAAACTATTGTGAAGATACTGCTATATGGTCAGAAGATGAATTGAAATCATCTGGCATGAAGATTCCAAGCAATCTCAATGGCTATGAAGTATGTGAACATTGTTATAACGAGAGGATAAGTAAATGATACTAACAACAATATTTTATATAGGTGAGAATAGATCAAGTGCATATGAATGGGATTATCAAGATACAACGAGCTTATCATTCGATAAGTGGCTAGATAAACATAACAAAGACAGGATAAGTGAGGGAAATACCGAAGAATACAAAGAAGACTTTAGATATTTCGTGGTAGATACAAAAAAATATGAGGATAAGTAAATGGTAGATAGAATAAAAATTATAGGCACAGACACTTATGCTATTTCTAAAGAAATAGACTTAGATATGTATAAACATAGAGATAAAATTTTAGATGATAGGTACACAAAAAAAGATGCTTCTTTGATAAAAGATATAATTGACAATGAAATCTATTATTTAGGAAAAGAATATGGCAGTAAGTACAATAGTGTTTGTGGTAATTGGCAAATAGAAGAATTAGATTATAAATGCACAGATAATCTAAAAAAAATACCAATAAAACAGGATAAGTAGATGTCAAAAGGCTCGAAATCTCGCATAACCAATCAAAAAACATTTAACCAGGGGTGGAATCGCATATTTAACAAGAGAGGTAATAAAATGAGCAAACAATACATATATGAAGCAAGTGAACAAACTGTTGATGTTAGATCGTGGACAATTAAAAGCGACAGACAGCTAACAGAGGAAGAAGTTACAGAGATATACCAAGATTCACAGATAGATGATGAGGGAGAAGAACAAGAATATTCAACAGGCATAACAGTAACTTATGAGGGTACTGAATATGGCGATGATTCAATACCTGATGTCCAGGGCGATTTCAAGGAGTAATTATGAGCTATACAAACCAATTCTTAGAAGACAATCAAGATTCAATCAACCAAGAGTGGAGCTGTTATTGTAATGAGATCAATTCAATAAGACATAAATATGGCTTAGATTCTAAAGTATTTACACCAAATGATAAGGAAAAATTCGCCATAAGTTACATAGAGAGCCATTTAATCTAGTACAAGGTCTATACAATCAGTCAATCCTAGTCGTTCATTCAATCCTAGCCAGATATAGCCAAATATCGCCAAATAATATTCAATCCAAGTAGTCAATCCAAGATGTAATTCAATCTATCTAGCATAATATCTTTAAAATTAAATAATAATCAATTAATAATCAATGCTTGTTTGTGTATGAATATATGATAGGGTTATAGGTAATTAATAAATATATGAGGTTATTATGAATATAGAAAATTATTATAAATATGATGAAATAAAAGAGCATTTTAATGATTGGATAAAAGACCAAGATAATGAATGGATAAATCAAAATATTGATGACTTACATTATCATGCTTTTAATTGTGATTATTATATCATTGGTAGATATGAAGCTGAGAAATGGCTATCTGGTAGAGTATTTGAAGTAATTAATATTATTAAAGAATACGAAAATGATATTTTTGGCGAAGTAAATACAGATTTTTCAGAGCCAGAAAAAGTAGTAAATATGTATGCCTATATCGTAGGCGAAGAAATCACCAATAATTATATTAATTCATTAGAGGATAAAACAGCATGAATATAGACAATATAAAAGAATATCTTATATCAGAAATTGCGAATAATGAGCCATTCACAATGAGCCATAATCCAATTAAATATAAAATAGACTTACAAACACTTACATATATAAATTATCAATTAATAAATAAAGGAGTGAAACAATGAAAAACTTTTTATTACAATGTGTCACCAATGATATTGAATATCATACAAGCACATCAATGAGTATATTATGTGAAAGTGATGAATTCGTGCAATTAGCGAAAAGATTATTAAAAGATATCAATGAAAATAATTATCAAGATATCGCACAACAATTATATTCTTATGCTAATGAAAATTTAGTCTAAGATCATAACTACATAATAAAGAGCCATTATATTAATTTATAGTGGCTTTTTATGTTTACAATGTCATATATTCATATATAATTGATTCTACAATATGTTAAATAAAATAAAAAATCTTACTAGTAGTAAAGAAAAACTAGTTAAATATGCAGTAGTACAAGTATCAGTTAGAGATAATGATAATATCTTAGATATAGACAATATATTTTGTGATAAAAAACATATCTTTAATGATGAAAAATTAGCAAATCAATTTTGCGATCATGCTAATAAATCCGAAAAATTATCTTATCAATGGCTAGTACAAGAGATAATCATAGATAGATAATAATACTTAACATAACTATATGAAAGCCTAGCCTAAAAACTAGGCTTTTTTATTGTCTGGTAAAGTAAAGATTACGATCTAAATCAGATCATAAATCTAGGATCATAAATCGCGAAGAATCCTTTAATTGCTTAGTCATATTAAGAAACTCATATATAACAACGTATACAGTAATATATTATATATATCATTTGTCTTTACTTATTGAATATAGATTAATCTTACATAGGAAATAAACGTATAGCCATTCGAACAC